AAGATGCTCCGTTTATAGATAGGTTGAGAATGTGGCGTACTCGTAAAATTTATCGCACTCTAAAACTCCTATCGTACAGGTGTAAATCCTGTCTGTATCAAATGAATTAGTAAAAGAATTATGTACAGTTCAGTTTTGATTAAAATATCAATGACTTTTGTTTGACGACATTTTCTGTACATGTCATCGGAAGATGATTATTGCGAGCCCGGGATGATATTTCCGGGCTTTCTTTATTATATTAGGTCAAGACCAGGACGATGACTGAAGCGTGATAACAAAAGGCATATAAGCTCCTGAGAAAAAGAATGTGCATGAAATAATAAAGCCGGGCTAATTACAGTCCGGCTTTTCTGACACTATATAGTACAATCAACGTTCTCAATTCTTATTTATTCTTTTCTATTTTCATTGGAATAATTCGTTTGCTGCCGAATCTTTCATTTAATGTAGGATGAACTTGTTCTTTTAATTCGTTCAGTTCTTTACGTAGCTTAAAATACTCGTCTGTTAGGGTAATCAGACGCTTTAATAATAATTCATACATCTCCATAGCTTAAGGATTTTAATTTGTTATTTATATCTTGAGAATCGTTTTATATAAACACTTTCGAAAAATGAAAGTTTGAGGAGGAATGTATGTTTCTCAGCATAAAAAGTGTAATTTATTTTTAGAGAGTTTCAGATAAAGATATAATTTGTTTTGTTTTTGAATAAATATGATGAAATTATACAGCTTCTTTTGTGGCTGCTTCTGCTTTGAGGCGGGCATTCTCTAATTGAAGGACTCTAATTTCCTTGTCTCTTTGAGACAGTAATTCTTCAGTTTGACGGGTGTATTCTTCCAGCAACTTTTCGTAAGTGGTTTTACTGGTGATACGGTTAGATTCGGGTAACTCCTCAGTAGAAATAAATATGCTACCTCGACCAGTGATGATATAGTTGGCATTTACTTGTGGGTAAGCTTTTAAGAAAGGAACTAATATTTTAGTTGAAACTTCATTAGTTAATCCCTTTCTGAGTTTAACCATCATTCCTTTGGTAATTTCTTCTATATCTGTATAAACTCTATAATCTGTTAGATTTAAAGCATTCATTGTCTCGTAAAATCTTTCTTTAACATTCATAATATATATTTTTTATGGTTTTTGTTGGTAGTGTACAAAAGTATACTATCTTTGTGCTAAGATTATAATTATCATTAATAACACATTAGCATGAATCCTACATATATTCAATTACTATATTTCTATTACATTGAATTTATGACTCTAATTTCGTGTAGAAATTATCATAAAATAATGATGATGTATGAAACTCGTAAATATCCATTCTATTTTAAATTACTAAATTTTGTTAGAACTAATCTACATATAAACACCTTATTTATAGATAAAATGATACGAAATAGATATATAAAAAATATTGAAAAAGCATATCCTATGTTTTGTATATATGTAAATTTATGCAATCTATATAAAAAGCCTATTCGCCTTTCTTTATAAATTCACTCACTGTTTCTGATATAATACCTCCAGGAGTAAATTTTGTAGCTATAGATAATATTTTTTCTATTATAGATAAATATGTATCTATTTTGTTGGCCAAGGAAGGGCTTTCCTTTGTTTTTAAAGTCTTTAATCCCTCTGATAGTTTCTTTAGATCATTTTTAAAAGCTTCTTCTTGCATATGAAAAGCACCTATTCTATACATATCATGAAGCTCTGCGTTTAGCGTATATGTATCCCCATAGCCTCCTTTATTTTCAATTAGTCCTATATTCTTAAATTGTCTAATAACCATTTTAAACTGATCCTTGCTAATTTTCAAGTCTTTTATTTCTTTATATTCAAGTGTGACCTTCTCCCTCCCATTTGCTTTAGTTATTAAAGCCTCCATAATCTTATCTTTTTCTATTGCAGATATGACTGTTGGATAAGATTCATCTACATTTTCTGGTGTTCTAAAATCAATCATAAATGAACGTATTAGTTAAATAATGTTTATAGGTATACAAAAGTATACCTATTTGTTTTATGGTATATAAAAGTATACTATCTTTGCATCATCAAAGTCAGTATCTCGGTACCGATTTCCAAATATACAAAAGAAATTTGAAAAATCAATTCTGGGGGACAAGTCTTAAAGGAACTTGGTAGATTTTGATAGCGCTCTTGCATCAGTTTACAGCTTCTCCTTTTTTAGTGAGCGGAACTCTACATTCCGGATGCAGACATGTTGGACATCTCCGTGTGAAGATGCACGGTACCGTACAATGGGGCAATCATGCAACTGCCCGAGGGGAAACAGTACGATGGAGTACCCGGCATGATAATCGTGAGCGTAATGCGCTGCTTGTAGGTAATGGGAAGCCTTTCACGATGAAAAATAATAATCAGCACAGATTTATGAACTAATGTAAAGCGTCCGATACAGTCCTATATGAATCGGTATAAAGTATGTAGTGTTGGGGGCGGCTACACACGCTTAACAAGATATACGAGATCGCCTCGCGTCAGTAGGCGGATTTCCTTCCCGTAAAATTCGGGCGAAGAAACGTATTGTTGCGTTGAAGGAAACAATTTAAATAGATGGTTATTCGGAAATTCCGAACAACCACCACCAAGGGATAAAATGGTCATAGGGAGCTAAGACTAAATGAACGGAAGTTCCAAGTGTACATAAGAATGGATGTCATCAAGACCGGTGCTGTTAGTAACAGGTTGAGTAGTTTAAGAATCGTAGGATAACCAATATACGGACGAAAGCGAGAAAGCAGACGATACTTGTGCAGGTTCGAATCCTGCTTATCCCTCAACCCTTATAGTAATTTAAAATCATATATAATAACTATGAATAAAATAAGTAAAGCAGCGCTATGCGTGTCGGCAATAATAGTATTATTGGGATATGCCGGAAGTTTTGAATATGCGGAAGAGATAGTGTACTCTCTTACTGAAAAGCAATATGAAGCGATAAAGAATGATTTAGGAGGCAAAGCAAGTGATAAGCAAATAGCAATGAAATATCAAGAAAATAAAGAATATTATGACTCGATTAAGTAATAAGGAGAAAATTAATAATACAGAAATGATACCTTCAAAAGACAAACCGATCAGTAAAACGATCAATAACATGAAAGTTGGGGATGTAGAAAAGTTCCATATCTCTAAGAGCCGATCTGTTAAGAACAGAGTCTATGAGTATAATATTGAGCACATTGAAGAGGGCTTCTTGTGTAAAACGTGTGTCGAAAGGGACAAATTTATTATATGTGTAAAAAGAGAAAAGTAAATATACGCCAAGTTCCTTTAAGACTTTGCGTGTTAAGTAGCCTGTGAAGGTGAACATTGTGAATCGTTTTTAACTCGATGTCAGTTTTGCGGCTGACAGGGCGGTAAGTATTCTAGGTGAAACGCTGCATATCAGAAAGACAGGTTCGAATCCTGTACCGTCCACGCTCGCGAGGGTAGTTTATTTATTTAGAATTTTAGATTTAGATTATCAAGTCCTGCATCAGGCGTGATGCAGGCATTTTTCTTACCATGATGTTTAATTTTTATATAATATACCAATGAAAGTGACGCTGGATTTATACCAATTGAAGAATATAATATCTGATATGGTGCAAGTAGGGTATATGAATGCGGTGAAATGCTACGAACCGACAAAAGATAGCATCAGTAGGAGAGAAGTGGCCAGATGGTTTGTCAATATGAATTTGGATACCGAGCTTATACGGCAAATGGAGGATGTGGGGTTGATCAAGGGTAAACGAAAAGGTTCCGGCCGGAATTCTCCTATCTATTATTCGAAAGCGGAAATAAAGCAAGCTTTATCTACAATACAAATGAATAAGTATATTAACGTATAGATATTATGACACAATTTGAATTAGAACAGGGCTTAAATGCTCTTCGTAAAGACCTATTTGCAGCCGATAGCATGGATGAAGCAACAGCCTGTAGAGTTTACAACGTAGATTGTAAGGCTGATATTATCGAGGTGATAAAAGAAGAAATTGCGACTTATGAAACCATCCTTTCAAGGTCTGTTGTGGTTGAAGACAGTGGTATGGATTATGATGCTCTTTGTGAAGTTCAAGGATTGAGCCGATACGCATAATACTACTCTTATAAAAGGATGAAAACAATTATAATTATCTTTTAATTCATATAGTTATGGACGGATTAAATTTATATCAAAAGATACAGGCTGTTTCCAACGAGGTAAAGAACATCGAAAAAAATATGACCGTTGGTGCTGGTAGTTATGCCTATAAGGCTGTCCAGGATATAGATGTTACTCTTTGTGTGAAAGATGCCGAAACGAAGTACGGTATAGTAAGTATTCCAGTTAAGCAAGAATTGATTAAATCAGAGGTGATAAGGACTATAAAAAAAGAAAATATAGAATCTATCACTTATGCTGATATCGTTAAGATGACTGTAAGGATCATCAATCTTGATAAACCAGAGGAATATATAGAGGTTGAAAGTTTCGGGCGTGGGCTTGATAGCGGAGATAAGGGATTTGGCAAGGCTTCTACTTATGCAAGAAAATATGCTTTGCTAAACGCATATAAGATAGCAACGGGTGAAGATCCGGATGAAGTAAAATCAAAGGAGATGCTTACGATGAAAACACTTGATGAAAAAAGAGTTATAGTGAGCAATTTCCTTTTATCTGACAATAACAAATGCATCAGTTTTCTTCAGCGGTTCAACAAAGGATCTATTGAGGAACTTGATGCAAAAGAGATTGAAATGATTTATGATGGTATGAGAAAGAGAGGTATTGTATGACAGAAACAATGTATATAGGAAGTGGAGATGTTCATGCATTATTGTCAGGCAAGAATACAAAATCTCACATCTCTCTTATGCAGCGTTTTGTAAGTGGTGAAAAACCTTATTATAATGCCAAATGCAGTCCTATAGACGCTCTTAGAACCGGTGCTATATTAGAGGAAAGGTTTCTTGCTTTCTTGCCTATGTGGTATTTCCCCCAATATGTCGTTCATTGCAAAGAAATGGATGTATTCAAGGCTTCTCTTGATTTTGCAGAGATAAAAGAAGGAAAATTGAATGATTTCATTGAGTTGAAGACTGTTTACCTAAATGATTATGTCGATAACATACAGCCTATAAAAGGGGATAACGCCAAATTACTTGAATATGTCAAGAAAAAGCATAAATCATACTACAATCAAGTACAAGAGCAATTGTATTGCTCAGGTCTAAATTCATGTACTCTTACATTTCTCTGCGTTAATTCTTATAAGGATGAAGAGAATATTCATAGAAAAATATCAGAAGATGATTTTACGAAAGTGAGAATATCGAAAGATGAACAAACTATAGAATATATTAAAGAAAGAGGAATGATATTTCAACAAATTAAAGATTTTTATACCAAATAGACTATGGCAAATCAAATAACCGGACGTATTTTATCTATCAGCAATACCGTCCAAATCCAATCCAAAAACAGTGGAGCTACATTCACTAAACGGGAGTTCCTGTTGGACGCTACCACCTATGATCCTTATACCAAGGAGCGTAGCGAGTATGAAAATATTATTCCCTTAGAGTTCTCAGGCGATAAATGCACCGAACTGGACCGCTTTAAAACCGGTGATGTTGTTACCGTGTCATTTGTTCTACAGGGCCGTTCCTGGTCGACTCAGGACGGGGAGCTTAAACGTATGGTGTCTATTCGATGCTATAAAATAGAAGCGCGTGGCGGTGTATCGCAATCCCCACAGACTGCATCGGTACAACAGCCAGCACCACAGCTGACTTATCAGCAACAGCCGCAGAACTTTTCACCTCCGGTTGATGCGAATGGTAATGCAAAGGACGATTTACCTTTTTAATATATGTCCCTTTACGATACTTCAAATCCTTTGCAGAAAGAGCAATTCAAGGCCCGTTCTGCAAAGCTCGCAGAAAGCGGAAAGGTTGTAGAACTTACAGAGAAGAAGCCTAAAAGAAGCCTGCAAAGCAATAAATACTTGCACGTTATTTTAGGCTACTTCGCATGTGAAACGGGAAATACACTTGAATGGGTAAAGCAGCAGTATTATAAGAAGCTTGTTAATCCATCCATTTTCATTCGTGAGAGGGATGACAAGTATTTGGGTCGGATAAAGATATTGCGTAGCTCTGCCGATCTGGACAGTGGTGAAATGGCAACAAGCATTACCCGCTTTCGTGATTGGGCGAGTGCCGAATGTGGTATCTATTTGCCAAGTTCAGAAGAGGATCGGCTTATACAATTAATGGAGATAGAAATAGAAAGGAATAAAGATTATTTATAAAAGTAATATTATGGACAAATTTTTAGGTCAAGAAATCCCCGAAAAGGAAAGATGGCAGTTCCTACAGGACAATGCCGATGCAGTGGAAGAGATTGGCTATACACATCGGTTTACACCGGATGAATTAGCACAAAAGAAAGAATCTCTTGCTGAAACCTCAATCAAAATCAATGATATTGAGATAGAGAAAAAAGAAGCTATGGAAGCATTTAAGGCTGAATTAAAGCCTTTAAATGAAAAAAAACAGGAACTTCTTGAAAACATAAAGAAAGGCTCTGAATATGTTGAAAATGAAGAGTGTGTGAAGATTCTCTATCATGAAGAAAAAATGGCCGGGTATTACAACAAACTTGGTGAGCTGGTTTATTCCCGTCCTATCATGCCGCAGGAAATGCAAAGAACTATTTTTAATATTAATCGTAAAACAGGAACAGAATCATGAGCGAAAACAAAATCAACTTGGTTGTGCCGAAAGATTATAACGGCAAACCTATCGAAGTAGTGTTAAGAGAAGGTGAAGCACCCGTAGCACTTGACCCGAAAGAACCGGAAAGAGTGGTTATCAATGGAACGATAGATGCGCCTCTCAGATGGTTGGAAAAACGTGTCGAACTGATTAATCAGAAATCGACCAATATCATTGTAAATCGTGATAAGATGGGGTTAGCATTAACTATTGATGAAACCAACTACTATCAGACTGAAATCAACGGTATTTTGCAGCCTTCAAAAGAAATGCAGGAGTTTGGTATCAACGTTGAAAAGAAATGGGAACCCATCAAGTTATCTAAGTTCATCAAAATGCACCGTGCTTTCTTTATTGACAAGTCACAGAATATGATGCTTGTATCTACTTTGAAGAATTTCAAAGCAAAGGTAAACCAAGACATTGAGCGCAGCAAGGAGGAAAACGGTAGCAAAGTTGACAACTACTCGCAGGTGGTTGATTCTAATTTGCCCAAGTCCTTCAAACTGAACATTCCTCTTTTTAAAGGTTTTTCTTGCGAAGAAATAGAGGTTGAGATTTACGCTGATGTAGACGGTAGAGATGTTTCCCTTTCTCTTGTGTCGGCTGGCGCAAATGAAGCCATTGAGGAATACAAGAATAAAGTCATTGACGAACAACTGGGTGTCATCAGACAGATTGCACCGGACATCGTAATCATCGAAGTATAACTTTGTTAATTTGCCTGTCCGGTCTGTGAAGATGGGGTGGGCGAAAATGGGGGTGCGCAGTGGAGTGCTTTTGACTTTCGAGAGGTGCACATGGTAGAAAGTACGGTACGTGAGATATAAGGAGTAATTAACCTTAGAAGTAGCGCAAAAGGATATAGTCCTTAATTGGGTGTTCGAATCGCTCCATCTCCAACATAAATGTGAGCCACACATAAATGGCATGGGTTAGTAAATAATGGTTGTGCCCCGGAGAATACGCTTCGGGGCTTTTAATTGTAACGTATGGAAAGTTGGCAAGAAGTGACAGATTTAAAAACGAGTATTGTACGGCACTTCCAAGAAGAGGTTGGTGCTTCGTATGACTTTAGAGATATTATAGACAATCTGGATGACGATGAGGTTCTGGATTCTATCATAAGTTGGGCGAAAAATAACGGAGTAAGAATTTTTAATGACAAGATATGCCATACTACATAAAACGAACAAAGGCCAAGAAGAAAGACAAGCCTTTACCCTTGTTTGATAAAGCAGGGGTAACAGTAAAGAAAAAGCCGGATTTGAAAGCTAAGCTCGACAAGGAGTTTTCCCTTTTTATCCGGCTTCGTGATGCAATGCCAAACGGGTATTTTAGATGTATCTCGTGCGGACAGATAAAGCCTTTTACACAAGCAGACTGCGGGCACTATTTCAGTCGTACACACCTGGCAACACGTTTCGATGAAAATAACTGCCATGCTGAGTGCCGTCACTGCAACAGGTTCAAAGCCGACCATTTGGAAGGCTATCGGGTGAATCTAATTGCTAAAATCGGTCAACAGAAGTTTGATTTGCTGAAAGTCAAAGTTGCCAGCACTTCCAAAATGACTGATTTTGAGTACGAACAGCTAATCAAGTATTACAAGGTCCTTAATAAGAAATTACGAAAGGAGAAAGGATTATGAGAACAATTAAATTTAGAGGTAAACGCATCAAGGACGGCAAATGGATATATGGAAATATTGCCAATTATTCTTCTAACTTTTGCTCGTTAAACATTAACAAACTTGTAATCTTTGAGAATATAGCAAGTTTTACAACAGATAACTTCGGATTTGTTGTAAATGATTGTGAAGTTGCCAACAACACAGTCGGGCAGTTTACAGGACTGATTGATAGGAACGGCAAAGAGATTTATGAAGGTGATATTGTACAACTAGACTATATTACAACGAGTGGAAAACACCGCATAGGACTTTCATTTGAGGTTAAATGGTGTACCCAAGAAGGATGCTGGGTCGGATGGGATGGCTTTGTAGAAAACACTCTTCAACAGACACGCAAAATGTTTGTAGTTAAAGGTAATATCCATGACAATCCCGAACTATTGAAAGGAGAAGCAGAATGACTTACCAACTACGTGATTACCAACAGAAAGCCTCTGATGCTGCTGTTTCTTTCTTCAACAACAAGGCGAAGAAAACAAATGCCATTATGGTGTTACCTACGGGCAGCGGAAAGTCGCTTATCATAGCGGATATAGCCGCAAGGCTTGACGGTCATACCTTGGTGTTCCAGCCCTCGAAGGAAATACTCGAACAGAATTTCAAGAAACTCTGTTCATACGGCATTCTTGATTGCAGTATCTATTCAGCATCCTTTAACTCAAAGGAGATAAGCCGGATAACATTTGCCACCATCGGCAGTGTGAAGAATCATCCCGAACTGTTTACCCACTTCAAGAACATCATTGTGGATGAATGTCATCTTGTAAACCCCAAAGAGGGAATGTACAAGGATTTTTTTGATGCAGTGAAGTGTAAGGTTCTTGGACTGACAGCAACGCCATACCGTTTAAGCTCCAGCCGTGATTTCGGCTCCATGCTGAAATTTATCACTCGGACAAAACCTCATGTCTTTTCAGAGGTCATTTATCATGTACAGGTATCAACCCTATTAGATATGGGCTACTTGGCGAAGTTGGATTACTATTCAATGAATCCTTCAGGGTGGAACGAACTCAATTTGAAGGTAAATACCACTGGTGCCGACTACACAGATAAGTCAGTCCAAAGAGAATATGAACGAATTGACTTCTACGGTTATCTCGTTCATATCGTCCAAAGGCTGATGAATCCCAAAGCAGGTGGTAAGAGAAAAGGCATTTTAGTATTTACCAAGTTCTTGAAAGAAGCCGAACAGCTTACGTGGTCCATTCCCGGATGCGCTATTGTTTCGGGTGATACTCCCAAATCTACTCGTGAAAGAATCCTTGCTGCGTTCAAATCTGGTGAAATCCCGGTCGTTGCCAATGTCGGAGTTCTGACTACTGGTTTTGATTATCCCGAGCTTGATACGGTTGTTATGGCCCGTCCTACGATGTCACTTGCTATGTGGTATCAGATAGTTGGTCGGGCTATTCGTCCACATCCCCAGAAAGAGGTTGGATGGATTGTAGATTTATGTGGAAACATCAAACGCTTCGGTGAAGTATCTGATTTAAGGCTTGTTGATGGAAGCAATGGCAAATGGGCCGTTTACTCCAAAGGTAGACAACTAACTAATGTGAGATTCTAATATGAAAAGTATAAAAGAAGTAATTAAGGACATTGAGCATATTCCAAAGTGTCCCCAAAGTGGAGAATATAATCTGTATTACCTAATAAAATGTTTGTATGGCACGAATAAGAACAATCAAACCTGAATTTTGGGAAGATGAAAAGATAGGTAAACTACCAATTCCATGCCGTCTTTTCTTTATTGGTTGTTGGAATTTTGCTGATGATTTCGGAGTTATCAAAGGTAATGCTGCATTACTCAAGTCTCAAATATTCCCTTACGATGAAAATTTACGAGTATCTGAAATAAAAAAGTGGATAGATGCCTTAGTGGATGCCCGGATGTTAGTACCTATTATTCACGCAGAAGAAAGCTACTACTTTATCCGCACATTCCGTAGTCATCAAGTCCTTGATAAGAGATACGATAAGTCTTATATCGGTAAGGGTATAGTAAAAGAATTGATTAGTAAGGCTTTAAATGATAACGATGTGAACACTACGTCAACACTACGTGATAACGACGTGAACACTACGGAGGAAAAGGAAGAGGAAAAGGAAGATAAGAAAGAATCTCCTAACGGAGATAAGAAAGAAGCCAAAGCTTCTTCATCCGCTTCTTCAAATCCTGATTTTCTAAAATTCAATGACTGGCTAAAACGGAACGCTCCTTATTGCAGCAATGCTAAAAACTTCTCTTCCCAAATCACGGAAGCGGAGTTTCTAAAACTCAAAGAGAAATATACGGGTAAACAGATTGCTGACATCATCGAGCAGATAGAGAATCGAAAGGATCTACGTAAACGATATACTAACCTTTACAGGACTGTATTAAACTGGGCAAAAAAAGAATATGGAAATTAATGTGCAACTACGAGATGAAGATTCTGAGAAGATTGTCTTAGGTACTATTATCACTGAACGCAATGCGCTTGAAGAAGTGAGGGAGTTATTATCCAAGGATTCTTTCTATAATCCATTCCATCTTCAGATATACGAAGCTATCCTTCAAGTGGCATCGTCTGGCAGTCGGCCTGATGTGGTAGCGGTCAAGAATAAACTTATTGCTAATGGGGTGAAGTTTGACCTTATGGAGTATATGCGAATTGCTTCTAACTGTACTTTTGATTTATACCAGTATGCAGCACGGCTGCACGATCTGGCGATAAGACGTAAATTTTGGGATATAGGACAGTATCTTGTATCAAACTCTTATTCAGAAGCAGAGGATATTCTCGATGTCTCTAATTCGGTGAGTAATGAACTTGCATCGCTTTTCAAATCAAGTAGCACTACTATTTCAACCATTAACGATGGACTTGAAAGTGTATATGGCATGATAAATGATAATCTTTTAGGGAATAGACAATTAACGGGTATTCCTACTGGATTTGAAAAAATTGATTCAAAGTCAGGCGGATTGCAAAAATCAGACTTGATAATTATTGCAGGGGAGACAAGCCAAGGTAAAACATCTTTTGCGGTGTCTATTATGCGAAATGCAGCGTCTTTGGGCGCTAAGATAGCTATGTATTCAATGGAGATGAAAAAGGAGCAAATAACGGCTCGTATTCTCTCTATGGAAAGTGGGGTTCCGGCTAATCAAATCATGTATTCACGTTTGACTGATTCACAGATACAAGCGATAGATGTTGGAGTAGGTAAAATGTCGGGAAAGGGAATATACTTTGATGATAGAAGCACTTCTAATATTGATACTATCATTTCATCTATCCGATATATGAAATTGAAGTTTGGAATAGACGGTGCTATTATCGATTATCTTCAGATCTTGAATGTGAATATGAAGGGAGCTAATAAAGAACAACAGATGGGGGATGTGGCTAGGCGATTAAAGAACTTAGCTAAAGAACTTGACATTTGGATTATAGCCCTTTCTCAGTTGAATAGGGATACAATGAATCCGGTTCCTACATTGGGGCGACTTCGTGACAGCGGACAAATAGCGGAAGCTGCCGATGTTGTCATTTTGATCTATCGGCCTGAGGTTAACAATAAATCCTATCCGAACGATTTTTCTAATGTAGATACCAAAGGGACGGCTATGATAGATATTGCTAAAGGACGAAATATTGGACTTCTACGGTTCATATGTGGGTTCAATGCCGCTACGACTTGCTTTTATAATCTTGATTATGTCCCATTATTAGGAGGCAAACAATCTGGTGTAGAGGATGATAATCCATTTTAGATATGGTAGTTACAATTTACTGGGAGAACAAGTCTACTCCTGTTATCCGTAAGAGAATCCGTGATCGATTTGGCATTCCTCACTATATATCTGTAAATGGTGAGACTCAGGCAGAAATAAGTGAAGAAAATATGTCGGATCTGATAGAGTTGGTTAAACGAGGCTTTATAAGCTTAAGAAATAAATAAATCATGTTAGTAGGAACAACAAATCTTAATACGACGCTCAACCTAACCTACGTGTTGACTGACGTCGTGGAAACGCTTCTATACGATTTGAGAAGTGAAATGGGAAAACAAGGCTATGAATTGCGTCATGATGCAAAACGCAACTTCAACACTGCGATAGCAGCAATTCGTAAATTGAAACTTGATGTTGACAAAACGCAATTATCCACACAGGAAAACTTCGGAAATGACTCCGATTGTCTTCTTGCCTTCATTAAGCTGTTAATAGATCGCTGCGGCGATGATGACAGGAAAATGTTCGAGTTTTATAATTATATCAAACGGTATCCGTCTCAACTCGGCTTACAGCTGTCTGATGAAAAGTGTGTATTTGCACATGTTTTTGAGAATAAATAACCATCAAGACAAATAAGAAAGGAACTAATATGAAATTAACAAAAGAAGAAGATAAAGTAATCTGCAAGTTTTTAAAAAAATGTATCGGACGAAGGAGGTAAAAGCCTGGTTAGATTAATGCAGTTTGTTCTTATAAAACTATCAGAAGATGCTATTCGGATGAACGCTGCCGAAGTAGTTTTAAGTCAAATTATGGCTTTCGAAGGCGAGAAATACAATACACGCATGGCCATCCAATACTCTAAAGTCGGTGAAAAAACTTTGGAAGAACGTGCATACGAAATAGCTGACCGGATGCTTTCGTTAGGATCTGAAAACTGCGATCTTCGGGAAGAGTTGAAAAAGGCTATTTTAGCCGGATATAATTTGCATCATGAAGATTTCGATGACGAAGAATAATTCAAATTAGTATAGACATGAATATAGATACAAAATTTAATGTAGGTGATAATGTATGCTATCTAAGTGGAGACAATATCTGTCATTCCACTGTAAGTAAAATAACTATTGAAATATCTCATATGGATAGGAGTTTCTCTATGGTTTATAAGCTATCTGATGGTTTTAGCGTGCCAAGAAACAATTATCCCCAATGGGATAAAAGGCTTTTTAAGGACAAAGAGAGTCTAATAAAATATTTATCAGAATCATAACAGAATAGACATGAAAATAAGAAACAATGATTTGTCTTATAAAAGTATTGACATTGATATAGCAGACGGAGTTTCAATCCACCTATATAAATGCGAGTATGACGAACTTATTAAGCTCCTTTTGCCTGATATGGAACAAGAGATAAAAAATGCCTATTCTCTCCATCAGAGGGCTATGGAACAACGTCAGCAATGCTGGGAGATGGTAAAGGAAATTCGAGAATTATTCTATGAGTGTTCCGATGAAGAGTTCTGCATTCGGAAAAGTCTGGATGAAATAGAGGAAAGTAAATTAGTTGAAGTATTGGAAAAATACCACAAACTATTAGGATTTGTTTAATTCAACACAATATAGTATGGAATATAAAGAGTCTAAACATTTACATTTCCTAAAAAGGAAATTTATACAAGATATGCGGGTTGGCAAGGATGTATAAACATTCTCCCATACCTTGTAATCAGGAGGAATCCACTAAGGACTGATTGGGTTGATTTTTCAGTTGAATGCGGTTGGTTATTGTGGGTTGCCGGAGTTAGAGTTGAACCAGAGAAATAAAGTAAAACTAAATAGAAATGAATAAAATTGAATTAAATAAGATATATAACGAAGACTGTCTGGAAGGAATTAAACGCATTCCTGATGTAAGTATAGATTGCATATTAACCGACCCACCATATCTATATTTAAAGGGTCAGAAATTGGATCGTCCATTTGATGAAGAGCGTTTGTTCTCCGAATTTAAACGTGTTCTAAAACCTACTGGATTTGTGGTTTTATTTGGAAGAGGAACGTCTTTTTATCGGTGGAATATGATTCTTTCCGAACAGGGATTTACATTTAAAGAAGAGGTTATTTGGGACAAAAGACGAACATCTTCTCCTGTACTTCCTCTCGCCAGAGTGCATGAAACTATTTCTATTCATACGATTAGTGGTTCAATCAACAAATCTATAATTAATTATGGGGAAGCAAAAGCATTTAGCTTGGATAAGATAACCGAAGAGCTAAAGAGGTTAGGAACAGCTTTAAATAAAGGCCCTCAATTTCACAAAATCGTTGAGAATCTAAAGAAGAAAAATGAAACCGGAACTTATTCCGATGGTGTTGGTCACGTAGGTTATGCAACATCATTTTCTTCTCCATATTTAAAAAGACATATTAATACATACGTTGTAGAGTCCATGTTGAATGGAGTACGAGAACAATCTATAATAGAAGAAAATCGCACCCATCTTGGACAGATACACCCAACACAAAAGCCTGTACGGTTACTTGAACGACTATTGGCGCTTACAACAAAACCTGGCGATGTAGTCTTAGATACATTTGCAGGAAGTTGCTCTACTGCCGTTGCTTGTATTAATACAA